AAGAGCATTATATTGATGTGCCAAATGAGAAATATGATGTTCTCGAATCACAATCTGAAAAGATTGACGAGTTAGAGAAGAAATTGAACGAACAAGTCGAGAAAAATGCCGAGTTAAACGGTAAAGTATCTGGAATGGTTCGTGATTCTTTAATCGCTGAAGTTTCTGCTGATTTAGTAGATACAGAAATCGAGAAGTTTAAAGAATTAGCAAAAGATGCTGAATTTACTACGGAAGAATCTTTTAAGGAAAAACTTGAAACATTGAAAGAAAGTTATTTCCCAAAGAAGAAAGTAGTTAGTGAATCTGTAGATTCTGAATCTGATTCATCAGAAGTAGAATCGAAAGAAGTTAGTGGTTCAATGGCAAGTTACTTGGCTGCAATCACTAAAACAAAAAAGTGATAAGTGTAAAAACTTAAAATTTAATAAATAATATTAACAAACTGTAAAAGGAGAAATACAAATGTTTCAAACTGAACATTTACAGGAAAAGTGGCAGCCAGTTTTAGAGCATAAAGATTTACCTGAAATCAAAGACTCTTATAGAAAAGCTGTAACCACAGTTATCCTAGAAAACCAAGAAAAAGCCCTTAAAGAAGATGCCGCATTTCTTTCAGAGGCTGCACCTACAAACTCAACTGGTGCTTCTATCGGAAATTGGGATCCAATCTTAATTTCTTTAGTTAGAAGATCAATGCCTAACTTAATTGCATATGATGTTTGTGGTGTACAACCTATGACAGGTCCAACAGGTCTTATCTTTGCAATGAGAGCTAAGTATTCATCACAAACTGGTACTGAAGCTTTCTACGCTGAGCCAGATAACGACTTTGCTGGTGGTAACACTCAAATGCAAGGTACTAACCCTGCTGTTCTTAATGATGACCCTGCTGGTACATATGTAACTGGTGTTGCAATGCAAACATCGGCTGCTGAAGCAAAAGGTGATTCTGCTACAAACGCTTTTGCACAAATGGCGTTCTCAATTGACAAGCAAACTGTTACTGCAAGATCAAGAGCTTTAAAAGCTGAGTACACAATGGAACTTGCTCAAGACTTAAAAGCAATTCACGGTTTAGACGCAGAAACAGAACTTGCTAACATTCTTTCTAGTGAGATTCTTGCTGAAATCAATAGAGAAGTTGTTAGAAACATCTACATTACTGCAAAAGAAGGTGCTGCTGTTGATACAACTACACAAGGTACATTCGATTTAGATGCAGATTCAAATGGTAGATGGTCTGTTGAGAAATTCAAAGGACTATTATTCCAAGTTGAAAGAGATGCAAATGTTGTTGCACAAGAAACTCGTAGAGGAAAAGGTAACATAGTTATCTGTTCTTCAGATGTTGCTTCTGCACTTTCAATGGCTGGTGTTCTTGACTATGCTCCTGCATTAAACACTAACTTAAATGTTGACGATACTGGTAATACTTTTGCTGGTACAATCAATGGTAAGTACAAAGTGTATATTGACCCATATTCTGCTAACGGTTCTGCTAATCAGTTCTTCGTTGTTGGATATAAGGGTTCTTCACCTTATGATGCAGGTATTTACTACTGCCCATATGTTCCATTGCAAATGGTTCGTGCAGTTGGTGAGAATACATTCCAACCAAAAATTGGTTTCAAAACAAGATACGGTCTTGCAATGAACCCATTCTCTCAAGGTAGTACAGCAATTACAGACGGAACAATGACTGCAAATGCTAATGTCTACTATCGTAGAGTAAAGGTTACTAATTTAGTATAATAGTAATTTTATAATAATAAAATAATATACCTCGCACTAAAGACCCACCCTAAAAAGTGGGTCTTTTTTTTTTGTGTATAAATAGTATCATAAAAGGAAAATACTATGGTAGATTTTAACCCACTTGCAAGACAACCATCAAATATAGACTATGCAAATAATACACAGTTTAGATTTGATATAATGAAATTACCCAATGTTCAGTATAATGTTATACGAGCAAATGTACCAGGCTTATCATTTGATGGTAATGCAGAATATACAACAAGATTTAAAAGAATACCTGCAATGGGTGAAGTTGTAAATTACGAAGATTTAAATCTTACTTTTATTGTACAAGAAAATTTTGCAAATTATATTGAAGTACATGATTGGATTATTGGTATAGGTTTTCCAAAAAGTACAACACAATTTGCAAACGCAATTGCATCTGGTGAAACTGGATTAAAACCAAACGCAGGAGGTGATGTTAGTAGAACAGACACAAGTTCAAAAGTTGCAAACATATCTGCATTAGAAAGTGATGCAACATTAACTATTTTGACAAATAAAAATAATCCAACTGTCAGAGTTAATTTTAAAAGTTTGTATCCATCTGCACTTACTGGTGTTGAGTATGATGTTCAATCTACAACAACTACACCATTAACAGCTACAGTAACTTTCAAATATTCAATTTATGAATTTGAAACTTTATAAATAATTATGAGCAGTTTAAGGTTGGCTTGAACATTTGACAACCTTTCAGTCTTTCAATAGATAATATAGAAACTGCAAGTTGCAAACCAAACTGCTCACTCTCTTTTTAAATTATGGAACTCACTATGACCCTCGAAGAATTGAAAATACAATCAGAAAAAGACATAACAATAGATGATATCGAATGTGATAAAGAAACCGTTCGTACTCATGCACTCAAAATAAAATACTTAAGACTATTCTCAAAATATAGATTACAAGAAAGAAAACATCATTTTGATTATCTAACTTTGAAAAAAGAAAAATGGGAATACTACGCTGGTAAAGCAAGTCCTGAAGTATATAGAGATAAACCATTCGACCACAAAATTCTTCGTGGTGATATTCCAATCTATCTAGAAGCCGATGAAGAATTAAATACTCTATTACAGAAAAAAGAATACTTTGAAACTTGTAAAGATTATTGTGAAGAAGTTTTGAAAACAATTAATAGTAGAAGTTTTGAAATTAAAAATATTATTAATTGGAGAAGATTCATGGAAGGTATGGATGAATAAAATTATAGACCAGTATTTGATTTATAAATTAGATGAAATGATGTTGCAGAATATTCGTGTAGTAGATTCAAAATTTATATCTGGAGAAGTTGGTAAAGCTGATAATACAAAAAATGAACAAACTGAAGTAAATTTAAAAAGTAGAGATTCAAAAATAAAATTTATTAAAGATAATGTAGTAAAACAAAATTTATTTTCTGTTATAAGTTTTTTAAATTTAGAAGCTAATTGGAAATATCATTTAACTATTCTAGAGGATTTACAATACACAGTTTATGATGTTGACCAATATTATAATTGGCATACAGATTCTAATTTTTTATCTACACCTACTACAAGAAAATTAAGTTTTTCTATTGGATTAAATGACCCAAATGAATATGAGGGTGGTGAACTTGATATAGAAATACATGGCCCTAATATAAAAGGTAAAAGGTTTGAAACTATTGTATTAGAAAAAAATGAAATGGTTTGTTTCAGGTCTAATTTGTGGCACAGAGTAAGACCAATAACAAAGGGTGTTAGAAAAAGTTTAGTTGGTTGGGTTCGTGGCCCACAGTTTATATGAAAATAGAAAAAATAAATGAAGTATACATGAGAGTTGATTGTGAGAGATCAACTGCAATGGCACTTTCAGATTATTTTACATTTGAAGTACCTGGCGCTCGTTTTATGCCAGCATATAGAAATAGAATTTGGGATGGTAAGATAAGATTATTTTCTGTAACAACAGGGGAACTTTATGTTGGTCTTTTATCTTACTTATTAAAATGGGCAAAAGAATATGGGGAAGAATATGAACTTGATGACAGTTTACAAATTAACAATGATTTATCTAAAGAAAATTTATCAAAATTTATTAAAAGTCTTAAAATTAAATCTCAAGGAAAAAGTATTACAGTTAGAGATTATCAGATTGACGCCATTGACTATGGTATCAGAAACAATCGTGCATTATTGCTTAGCCCTACTGCTAGTGGTAAATCGTTAATCATCTATTCATTAGTAAGATATTATAATTTATTATTAAGAGATGAAAACAAAAAAATACTAATACTTGTTCCAACAACATCACTAGTAGAACAAATGTATTCTGACTTTTTAGATTATGGTTGGTTAGAATATCATATGCAAAAGATTTATCAAGGACATGATAAGAAAGTAGAAAAAGATATTGTAATATCAACTTGGCAATCAATCTATAAAATGCCTAAAAAATACTTTGAACAATTTGGTTGTGTATTTGGTGATGAAGCTCATTTATTCAAAGCAAAATCTTTAACATCAATAATGACAAAGTTACATTTATGTAAATATCGTTTTGGTTTAACTGGAACTATTGATGGCACACAAACACATAGATTAGTATTAGAAGGATTATTTGGTTCTCTAAACAAAGTAGTTTCTACAAAAGAATTAATTGATAAGAAAACATTGTCTGATTTTAAAATAAGATGTTTAGTTTTATCGTATCCTGAAGAAGTTTGTAAACTTGTAAAAGATATGAAGTACCAAGATGAAATAGATTTTATTGTTACGAATACAAAACGAAATGAATTCATAAAAAATCTTGCATTTGTTTTACATAGAAATACTTTAATATTATTTCAGTTTGTAGAGAAACATGGTAAACAACTTTATGATTTAATTAAGAATGATACAAAGAGAAGAATATTTTTTGTTTATGGTGGAACTGATACACAGACAAGAGAACAGATTAGAGAAATTACTGAAGAAGAAAAAGATGCGATTATAATTGCATCATATGGAACATTTTCTACTGGTATTAATATTCGTAATTTACATAACATAGTTTTTGCATCACCATCAAAGAGTAGAATCAGAACATTACAATCTATTGGTCGTGGTTTAAGAAAGAGTGAACAAAAAGAACAAGCTGTACTTTATGATATTGCTGATGATTTAAGATATAAAAGTAAAAGAAATTATACATTAGGTCATTTTTTAGAAAGACTAAATATATACAACGAAGAAAAATTTAATTACGAATTACAAAGGATAAAAATAAAATAATGGCTAAACCAGACTATGCAACATTACTAGGTCAAATAGCAGTAGAAACAGACCCTGTTGTTAAACAACAATTGACAGATCAATGTTATGTTTTTACAGAACCATTAACAAATGAAGAAAAAGATTTGTTTGGTTATATTAATAGTGATTATTTTGTAGACAATCCAAGTGCAACAGAGTCTTTTATTGATGACGGAGTTTTAAAAGCTAAAAGTTTTGTAGGAGTTTATTTCAAATGACAATTACTAAAAGAAGTGTTAAAGGTTCAGCATTGACTTATGAGGAGATGGATGAAAACATAAGAGATTTAGTTGAAGGTTCAAGTTTAAGTGATGGTAAAGGTGTTTCAAGGGTTGGGGAGAGAAATTTAATAATTAACGGTGGTATGAATATTTGGCAGAGAGCTAGTGCAAATACACAAATAACTCAATCTGGTGGTGCAGGAATAGAAGCTAGCTTTGCATATGATACACAAGACAGATGGGCATTTGGTTTTAATGATGGAAATCAATCTGGTATTCGATCAGGAGACCTTTTTTCTGAACGGTCAACAGATGTTCCTGCTGGACAAGGATTTTCATATTCAACAAAAATTATAAAAACAGGTACTGGTGAATCAGGCACTTACAATCAAAATAATTTTGGAAATTCTGAAAAAGTAACACAATTTGTTATGCGTCAAATAATAGAAGCACAAAATTGCCAACACTTAATGTGGGGAACAAGTGATGCTAAGCCTTTCACATTTTCATTTTGGGTTAAATCGTCACAAGCTAAAAAATTAGTTGTTGGATTTCAATTTTTTGATGCTCAATACCTTTATGCTACAACTGTAGAAATTAATGCAACTGATACATGGGAGAAAAAAATAATTACTATTCCTGGCCAAACAGATAAAACTATTAACAATGATAACGGAGAAGGTATAGGTGTATACTTCTCAATAATAGCAGGCACATCAGTTACACATTATCAGTTAAATACTTGGTATGATTATTCTCCAATATTGTTCTCTCCTGTTATGTATCATGCAACTTCATCTGATGTACCTCTCGCTGACTCGAATTTTTTTCAAGGTGTCGAAGGAAATATTAGTTTCACAGGTTGCCAATTAGAAGTAGGAGATGTTGCAACAGGATTTGAGTTTGAATCATATAAAACTACATTAAGAAAATGTTATAGATATTTTTATGAAACTGGTTATTGGGGGTTTTGTCCAACTTTTAGTGGTAACAGTAATGGTAAATATTTTTCACAGCAATGGTTTTTTCCAACCACAATGAGAGCAAATCCTACTGGTACTTATACTGCTTATGATTATACAAATAATAAACTAGGTAGAGGTTGGTTAGGTGGAAGTAGTATTGCTATTGAACATTCAGGAACAAATCCACATTGGGTTCAAATAAGAAGCGTGTCAAGTGCCGCAAATGTAGCTTCAGCATTAGCAAGAGCATCATTTGATGCAGAGTTACACTAGTAAGGAGAATTAGTATGCAAATTACAAATGCAAGATATACACAAGAAATTCAAGGTGTAAATTCGAGTATAGAAGCTACAATAGATGGAATAATTTATCATGTACCAATATCAGAAGATAACGGACATTATATGATGATTATGAAACTTGTAGAAGCTGGTGAATTAACTATAACAGAGGCTGATGAATGATAGATAAACATAGACTACTCAAACTTACAAGTGGTGAAGAAATCGTTTGTGATATTACAACTAATGAAGAAAAAAATTATATAAAAATTACTAATCCTTTAAAATTAGTTAGTATTCCAAGTGAAAAGAGAGGTATTCTTGAAGAAAGAATTTCTTTTTGTAAATGGATTCATTTCTGTGAAGATGAATCTTTCAAAATAGATGTTAGTAAAATATTAGTAATTACAAAACCTGAAAAGGGTTTATCTAAATTTTATGAATATTGTTTAAATAAATTAAATAAATATAATACTGAATTTAAAAACAGAGATGAAGATTTTCTAGAAGATGTTGAAGAACCTACTAACGAAGAACTTGATGAAATAGAAGAAGAACTCGTAGAAAAGTTTAGATTATTATTATCACCAAGTAAATTATTACACTAATACTTTATCAAAACCGACACAGAATAGTATCATAAATGTCAAGGCTTGTCAAGTAAATTTAAATATTTTTTTAGTTACTTGACACTTTTATTATAAAAGTATATAATATGACAATGCAAGTGAGGAAGAACAATGACAACTAAAGATACAAAACATTATGTAGATAATAAAGAATTTCTACAAGCTATGATTGAGTGGAAAGAGAAGTGTAATAATGCAAAAGAAGATGAAGGTATACCACCAGTAACAAATTATATTGGTGAATGTTTTCTTAAAATTGCAAATCATTTATCTTACAAACCAAACTTTATAAATTACACATATCGTGATGAGATGATTTCTGATGGTATAGAAAATTGTCTACAATATGCAAGTAATTTCAATCCTGAAAAATCAAAGAATCCTTTTGCTTATTTTACACAAATCATATATTATGCATTTGTTCGTAGAATACAGAAAGAGAAAAAACAACAACACATCAAACATAAAATGATTCAGAATCTAAATGTAGATATTTTAACTGAAGAAGATGATGTTGGAGCTCACACTCAATTTATAGAATACTTACAACAAAACTATCTACCTGATGAAGATGTCTATAAACCTAAAAAGAAAAAGACAGAACCAAAAGGTTTAGAAAAGTTTTATGACGAAGAAAAAAAGAAAAAAGAATGAAAATAGCTTTAATTACTGATACTCATTTCGGTGCAAGAAATGATAATGATAATTTCAATTCTTATTTCTACAAGTTTTGGGATAATACATTTTTTCCTTACATACAAGAAAATAACATTGATACAGTTATACATCTTGGTGATGTTATGGATAGAAGAAAGTTTGTATCATATAAGATTGCAAAAGACTTTAGAGAAAAGTTTATTCAAAGATTTATAGACTTGAATATTAACTTACATATGTTAGTTGGTAATCATGATACATTCTATAAAAATACAAATGATGTAAATTCTTTAGATGAATTAGTAAATGGTAAATCAGATAAAATAAAAATATATTCAGAATGTCAGACTGTTGAATTTGATGGTTTGCCTTTATTTTTTATTCCTTGGATTAATGTAGAAAATTATAACAATACTGTTAAACAAATGAAAGAAACAAATGCACAAGTTTGTTTTGGTCATTTAGAAATAAATGGTTTTGAAATGCACAAAGGACATTTTTCTGAAAATGGTTATCCTAGAGATATGTTTCAAATGTTTGATACAGTATTCTCTGGTCACTTTCACAAGAAGTCTGATGATGGTCATATCTTTTATCTTGGAACAACATATCAAATAACTTGGGCTGATTATCAAGACCCAAAAGGTTTTCATGTTTTCGATACAGATACTAGAGAGTTGACAAGAATAGAAAATCCGTATACAATATATCACAAAGTTTATTATGATGATACTAACAAAGATTACGATAAATTTGATTTTACACAATTAAATGAAAAGTATGTAAAAGTAATTGTTGTAAATAAAAAAGATTTGTATAAGTTTGATAGGTTTATTGACACTTGTTTAACAAAAGCAGGAACATACGAAGTAAAGATTGTAGAAGATTTTTCTGATTTAAGTGCAGAAAATGTATCTGATGAAATTGTAGAAAATGCAGAAGATACCACAACTTTATTAGAAAAGTATATTGAAGAACTTGATGTTGATATTGATAAGAAAAGATTAACAAGTATGATGAAATCTTTATATGTTGAAGCGAGTGATTTAGAATTATAATTTATGTTAAAGTTTAAATATGTGAGATATAAGAATCTGTTAAGTACAGGTAATAACTTTACAGAGATTCAGATTGATAGAAATCCTACAACATTATTTGTAGGTGAAAATGGTGCAGGTAAATCTACCATTCTTGATGCATTATGTTTTGGTTTATTTGGTAGGCCATATCGAACAATCACAAAATCACAATTAGTAAATTCAATAAACGAATCAGGAACTGTAGTTGAAATAGAACTTGAAACAAATGGTAAGTATGTAAAAATTGTTCGTGGTATGAAACCAAACAAGTTTGAAGTTTATATTGATAACACACTAATGAATCAAGATGCGGCCGCAAAAGATTATCAAGAACAATTAGAACAACATATTCTAAAATTAAACTATCGTTCATTTACTCAAGTTGTTATTTTAGGAACATCAACATTTGTTCCTTTTATGCAATTGTCATCAAAAGTAAGACGAGAAGTTGTTGAAGATATTTTAGATATAAAGATATTTTCTTTAATGAATGTTATTCTCAAAACAAAAGCAAAAGAACTATTAGAGAATACAACTGCATTAGAAAATAAAATGGTTATCACTCAAAAAGAAATAGACTTACATAAGAAGTATATAAAAGATTTAAGTGAAAACAAAGAATCAATTATTAAGAGTAACAATGACCAGATATCAGAAAACAATAAAACTATTGATACTAAAACAAAAGAATTAAATACTTTCAAAGAAGAATACGACAAAGAAAATAAAAATATTGATTCTGTTGCATATGAAGAAAGTACAAAGAAAGTTACAAAGATAAATTCAACAAGTGGTAAATTAGAAAACAAGAAATCACATTTTGATAATCAGATTGATTGGTGGAAAGATCATGATGATTGTCCAACTTGCGAACAAGTCATTACTGATGAATTTAAACAGAAAAAAATAAATGATTTCAATACAAAGATAAAAGAATTAGATAAAGCTTTAGAAGAACTTTCAGATATGGAAAAAACTGAAAAAGGTAAACTATCTGCATGGAATAAATGTAAAACAAAGTTAGATGGTATTAAAGTAGAAACTGCAAAACTTACAACATCATTAAATGAATTGAAAAAGTTTAATAGTAAATTAGAATCAGATAATACAAAATATAGTAACAAAGATATTTCTGATGAAGATGTAAAGAAGTTAGGTTCGCTTGAAGGTGAATTAAAAACACTAGAAGAATTAAAACAAAAATATAATGTAGATAAATTTTACATTGATGTTGCAAAGAATTTATTACAAGATTCTGGTATTAAAACAAAGATTGTAAAACAATATTTACCTATTATGAATAAGTTAATAAACACTTACTTGACAAGTATGGACTTTTTTGTTAACTTTAATATTGATGAAAATTTTAATGAAACAATTAAGTCAAGATTTAGAGATGTATTTTCATATGCAAACTTTTCAGAGGGTGAAAAGATGAGAATAGATTTAGCATTATTATTCACTTGGAGAGCTGTTGCAAAAATGAAAAATAGTGTAAGTACAAATCTATTAATACTTGATGAGATATTTGACAGCTCATTAGATGCAAATGGTACAGATGAGTTTTTAAAAATATTAAATACTTTTCAAGATGAAAATATATTTGTTATATCACACAAACAAGATATTTTGTATGATAAGTTTAGAAGTGTTGTTCATTTTAAGAAAGAAAGGAATTTTAGTCATATCGTTTAGAAAGGAGTTATAATGGTATATAAATTATTAGATTCTTCAAGTCCATCTTTGAGTGTTAAACTACCAGAGATTACTATTGAAGAATTAAAAGAAAAACATAATCTAACACCACAAGAATTAAAAGATAATTTAGTAAAGACTATGCAGAATTATCGTGGTATAGGTTTGAGTGCGAATCAATGTGGTTTACCTATTCGTGCATTTGTTATGTATACAAATTTACGAACTGATGAATTTGAATTGTATATTAATCCTAAAATTACATTTGAATCAGAAGAAACAGAAATGTTTACAGAGGGTTGTTTAACATACCCATTTTTGTTTTTAGCATTGAAAAGACCAAAGTTTATAGAGTTTACATATCTTGATATGGAAGGTAAAGAACAAACTGGTAAATTTACTGGACTAACATCAAGAGTATTTCAACATGAGTACGATCATATGCAAGGTAAAAACTTTACAATGTTAGCATCTAGATTGAAGTTAGACCTTGCACAAAAGAAAGCAAACAAAAAACTAAAACAAGCCATAAAAAGAAAAGAAGAAATGTCATGAGTAAGAAAGTAATATTAACTGATTGTGATGGTGTTCTTTTAGATTGGTATAATCATTTTTCTAAATGGATGGACAAAAGAGGTTACAAAAGTAGACCAATA